CACAGCCAGCATTCTTTGGTCCGCGTGTAAACATTGCACGTTATGATAAACAGCGCTATCGTATTTTTGAGACATTGACCGACAAACAGCTCGGTTTCTTTTGGCGTCCAGAAGAAGTCGATATCAGTCGCGATAGTAAAGACTTCAAAAACCTCACCGACCATGAACAACATATCTTTACAAGCAATCTGAAAAGACAGATCTTGCTTGACTCAGTACAAGGGCGAGGTCCCGTTGAGACGTTCATGCCTTTGTGTTCGTTACCCGAACTTGAGAACTGGCTCGTGACATGGGCCTTCAGCGAGACCATCCATTCCCGATCTTATACACATATCATTCGTAATGTGTATTCAGATCCGTCTAAAGTATTTGACGAGATGCTTGACATCAAAGAGATTGTAGACTGTGCAAAATCTATCAGCAAGTACTACGACGATCTTTCAGAAAATCCAACGAAAGAGAATTTATGGATGGCGTTGAATGCCGTAAATGCACTCGAAGGTATTCGATTCTATGTGTCGTTTGCATGTTCGTGGGCTTTCGCCGAATTGAAGAAGATGGAAGGCAATGCAAAGATCATCAAGTTTATTGCAAGAGATGAGAACGTACACATGGCATCTACACAACAATTGATCAAGTTGTTGCCGAAAGAAGACAAAGAGTATGCCAAAATTGCTATAGATAAAGCAGACGAGGTAAAACAGATTTTTCGAGATGTACTCGATCAAGAAAAAGCATGGGCCGAATATCTATTCAAAGAAGGTTCGATGATTGGTCTGAACGCTGAACTCTTGGGTGAGTATGTGGAGTGGTTGGGTAATAAGCGTATGTATGCCATCGGATTATCAAACGAGAGAGGTGGATCTGACCCGCTGCCTTGGACACAGAAGTGGATTAGTGGTGCAGAAGTACAGGTCGCACCGCAAGAAACTGAAATTACATCGTACATTGTTGGCGGTATCAAGAAAGACCTCGATGATGATACGTTCAAGGATTTTTCATTCTAATGAACAACTTTCAAATTAAGCTGCTTTGGAAGGTATTCTCTAACATCACAGGCGGAGACCCAATCAGCAAAGAACATTTTCAAGGTGTAGATATGTGCCATCTCGGCGAAAACTACATCAGCGATTTTACAATATTAGAAGACTTACTAGATCGAATGGATATTAACGAAAAGCCACAAGATCTATATGATATGTACGAACTCCTCGAAATGAATAAGACTATCATCATGCACAGTGAGTTTGAACAAATAAAAGACTGGAATGAGTATGTGTCATGGGAAAGAGAGATGCCATTCCATATCATTTACAACTGCGGCAAGTCTGCACACTTGATGAATCAAAAATCTTTCTTTGAGACAGTACATGATTGGGCTGGTGTAGGTACATATATGGTACACTCTGTACCTTTCTTCTCTCATGTAGAATCATCTGTGTTGACATACACACCAAGTTTCTTCGCTAAGTTATGTGGTGCTAATCAATATGATATGGTCGCAGCGTATATTGGTACGACTACTACAGAGAGATTCACAAAGATGGACATCTCTTATGATTATGCTGGTAATGCATACAACGAAAAATTTAAGTTCAATCATTGGGGATCGGGTGAAGATAAAGGATACAAGCGACCTGCACACATCGGTGTGATACTACGTAAAACAGTCAACGAGCCTTTTCAGTTACCCGTTTATGTATAAGAAGACAATAAATTGCAAATCATGCGAAGTAAAGTGTGATGTCATCATCAGACAAAATAACTTCGACGATGAAGAAATGCCAATAGAATATTGTCCTATTTGCAGCGCAGCAATAGATGAATCTCAATTCGATTATGATGATGATATGGAGTTAGAATGGTGAGTTATCCTGGCATTAGTTCGGCATGGGATCGCAAGTTCCTAGCACTTGCACAACACATTTCAACATGGTCTAAAGACCCATCCAAACAAGTTGGAGCTGTAGCAGTCGGTAATAACCGTAATATACTTGCAACAGGATACAACGGATTCCCGAAAGGTATAATGGATACAGAAGAACGGCTGAATGATCGTGAGCAAAAATACGACTTGATTGTACACGCTGAAATGAATTGTATATATAATGCTGTAGAGAATGGAGTTTCATTGAAAGGTTCTCACCTCTATGTGTATGGATTACCTGTCTGCCATGAATGTGCGAAAGGCGTAGTGCAAGTTGGTATAGGTCGTGTGATCATTGAAGATAAACTATTCGCCGAACAAAGGTGGAATGACAGTTTTGCCAAATCAAAAAGAATCTTCCACGAAGGTAACGTCGTCGTTAACTACTGCAAGCTATGAAAACCCTTGGATACACTTACTAGAAGGTTGGGCGCTCGAGTCAGAGCATGTACAAGACTTCTATGGTATGGTATATTTGTTAATTAATAAAGAAACTAAACGCAAGTATATCGGAAAGAAGTTTTTTTGGAGTAAGAAGACACTACCTCCTCTCAAAGGCAAGAAGCGAAAGAGAAGATCATTAGTCGAATCAGACTGGAAAAATTACTACGGATCAAACAAAGAACTCAAAGATGAACTTGCTGAGGGTGCAGAGTTCGAAAGATATGTGGTACAGTTATGCGAAACAAAAACGGAATGTGCATACTGGGAAATGGATTATCAAATACGTTGT